ATTAATTTTTTCTAATTCTGTTAATTTTACTCCCATATTTATTCCTTCCTTTTGTATTCTTTTTGTTTCTGTATGTCTTATATTTTTATCTACAGTGGTAGTTAATCTAATGATATCTTTTTTATTTAAATCTAAGGTAAAAACTCCTTTTGTACCAACTATTTTAAAATCAACATAGCGTACTATATGAATTTTAGAAGTTTCCTTAGTTATTACGGAATATAATTTTCCTAAGCCTTTTTTGTTTATGACTTCTAGTACAGTATTTTTTATGTCTAAATTTCGTTCTTTTATTCTTTTACGAGATAATTTTTTCTTTTTAATAGTGCTTTTATCTAAAGCATAATTTTTAGGTTTTTTAGGAAAACAATTTTTACATCGAGGTTTTTTACCAAACAATTCTATGCCACAGTTTTTACAGAAAACTCTATTGTTTTCGTCTATATAATAAAAGGAAGCAATCGCATTACGTATTTTTCTACCTTTTTCTTTTTCTGTTAATTTTGCACAGAATGAGCAAGAGCATTTTCCGCTACCTACCTCTTTTCTGATATTCTTTTCATAAAAAACTTTATTTGTCTTGTTACATTTTATTTGGAAGGCTTTCTTAGTAGAATCATATCCTAAGAGCGTATGATCGTATTTATGAAGTTTATTAAATAAGTATTCTGCTATTCTGTAATCAGAATGTGCATGTCTAGTCCAGATAATTCCTTTATCTATTGTTTCTTTTGCTTTTTCATAAAAGCAATCCGGACAAACCTTATCGGGCATTCCTCCCACAGCATAGCTATTTTGCAAACTGTAAATACTAATAGAGAAGATTTTATTATGTCTGCAGCATCGAAGTTTACTCAACACCTGCAGACCTCTAGGCTTTGTTTCTAAACACTCATAGTTTATTTTTTGCAAGAATTGCTTTATACTAGGAGAGTCGGTATTCATCTCAGGTTTGTTAGTTCCCATAATTATTTTCTCATAATTGACGAGGTACAGAAAAAATGCATGTTACACAGCACTACTCTAATAAAATTATTAGAAGAGTATATGATTTTCAAGTAAAAGATAATGAAAATTTTTACATAGGTGGAAATACTTCAGAAGAGTATTTTTTGGTACACAACTGCTTGCTGAAGCCTTTGGAGGAATCTTCAAAAGATACTCTTTGGATTCTTTGCAGTATGGACCCTTCCAAGTTTAATACAGGAAATGGGAGAGCTATTAAAAATCGATGTGTTCAGTTTGTTTTAGAACCTCATACTAATAAAGACCTTTTTAAACAAGCTATGCGTATTATTCGAGGTGAGAAAATGAATTATCTTCTCACCGAGGATAAAAGTCTTATTAAAACTTTAATAAAGAACGCTAACTTTGAAATGCGTACTTTAGCTCAGATTTTAGAAGCTTGTCAGCAGTATTATGAAGGGCTTTCGGAAAAACCGGAAACTCTTTCAGTGGAAAATATTGCTAAAATTCTTTCTACTATGCAGGCTTCTGATGATCGTTTAGCTTATGAATATTTAGTTGGTATTTATAAAGAACAGTATAAGCAAGCGGTTAAAGCTGTTTTAAATTGCTCTGATGGTATGGCGCTTTTAAATAAAGTGGTTTATATGAGTAATTATATTCTTAACAGCGCCGTTTTAAATGGTGAAAGAAATTCCAAGGTTTGGGGAACTCCTATTTATAGAGAAGCTCAAAAAGCGATTGGTAGTATTAGTTTAGGTGAGATTGCTGATGTGAATACTCAACTAATTCATCTCAAATCCGAGGCTATGCAATTTAATACTTCAGTAGATATGTTAATGAGCGCTTATGCTTATGAAATGATCAAACGTTTACAAGGGTTAAGAAAATGACAGTAGATAATATTCATCCCTCTCATTATATTTCTAATTCTATTACAGTAGAACCAATTGATCTTTTTCCTTTTTTTAAGAGTGGTTGTGTTTCAAATTTTTTTAAATATGTGGTAAGATATAAAGATAAGGGTAAGCCATATGAAGATTTAAAGAAAGCTTGCTATTATTATGATTATATGATTTCTTATAATGATTATCCTGATCCTAACTGTAAATCTTTATTAATTCTTTACTGTTTAAAATCTAATAATGATTTGTTACGTGTTCCTAATATTTGGGATCTTACTGTTCCCGGAATATTATCAGGAATTTATGAAAACGTATGTGATAAGATTGAATTTTTAGAGAATTTACATGAATCTGGAAAAAATTGCTGTTAAAGGAATCGGACCCTTTTCAGAAAGCGTTTCTTTTAAAATACCAAAAGGGCTTTCCGTAATTTATGGATTAAATAGATCCGCCGGTAAAAATTCTAAAAATTCAAATTGGTGTGGTAAGTCCTTATTCTTTTCTACTATCCCTGAAGTTTTATATGATGAGCCTATAGTTGGTACCAAGCAGGATAAGATTAAGAAAGGTTTACAAGGGTTAGTAATATCCCATAACAACAAAACTCTTAAAATTATTCAAAAAAACAATAAACTTTCTCTTTCGGTAAACGGAGAAAAACAGGATTTATTTACTAAGACTAAAGCTAAAGAAATTATTCAATCCTTTTGGCCTTTGTCTCAGGAGGAATACGAGACCTTTGTTCATTTGGATTCTCGTATTCCACATCCTCTTGTTATGGGAAGCACTACGGATCGTAAAAATTTCTTTTCTTCTTTTTTTGGTTTGGATAAAATCGATGCTGAAAGGAAATTGTATCAAGAGGCTTTAAGAGAGTTATCGAGAGTTAAAGCAGCTTATCAGGAAGTTAAAGCTACCTATGTTCTTCTTAAAAAGGATTTTATTTCTAAAGAAGAAGTTCAAAAGATGCTTTCGGAAAAAACCTCTCTCGAAAAGGAATATGAGGCTTTAAGAAAAGAATTTATTAAAGCTCAGGAAAAGCAAAGACTTTTGGATATTATTAAAACAATAAAAGATAAAATTCCTATTTTAGAAAAGAAAGGAATTTTTTCTCAGGAAGATTTAGTTGCTAAAATTTCTCAGATTGAGATAAAGATAGAGGAAGTTTCCGAAAATATTGAAAAGGTTAGGAATTATAACTATTATAAAAAGACTTTAGCTAAGTATGATGAGATTTATAATCAACTTTCTAAATTAGCCAAAAATACTTCTGAGAGTAAACTCAAAGAAGGAAATTCACGGTATCAAAAAGCTCTTTCCCAAAAGGATATTCTTTCTAATAAATTAAGAGTTTTACAGAAAACAGAAAAACCTACAGAAATTGAAGATCCATGCTTTGATTATGGAGAATTAGTTGAGAAGAAAAATTTACTTTCTCATCAATTAAAGCACGCTAAAACTTTTAAAACAGGAGTATGTCCTACTTGTGGTCAATCCGTTAGAATAAAAGACCCTAGTGTTTTAGAAAAGCAATTGAAGGAAGTTTCTGAAAATCTTAATAAAGTAAAAGAGTACAAAAATTACTTAGAAGAAAAAGAACAATATGAAGCAATTATTAAACAATGTAAGGATTTAGAAGAACAATTAAATGACCAAATTGTTTTAGTAAATAAGTATAAAAAATATTCTGAAGCTTATAAGGAAGTTTTAGATCTCCCCACTAAACCGGAAGAAATATCTTTTGATTTAGAATCGGATGATATTGAAATTTATAATACTCAAAAGAGTAAGTTAGAAAAACAGTTAGGTTTTTACAATAGTATTAAACCTTATATGCGAAGAATTGAGGATTATCGTAATTTAGAAGATAAAACATATCCTGAATTAGATATTACAAGTGTAAATAAGGTTTCAGATAGGATAGCTGTTTTAAATACTAAAATTAATTTTGCTAAAGATAATGCTGAAAAATTATTAGCTATTAAAAAACGTCTAATAGATATGAAAGATAAATTAAAAGATGAAAAAGCATTACAAATTCTTTCAGATATTTATTCAGACAAGCAAATTAAAAAACAGGTTATTCAAATTATTGGTAATCGTCTAATGGGATTGGTTAATAAATATGCCGCCATTGTTTTTAATGAAGATTATCGATTTGAATTAGTTTGGGATACACAAATTCATTTAATTTGTAAACGTAGAGCAGGAGAGAATCTTTTAGTTTCTGACGTGAGAAAATTATCAGGTGCAGAGTCTAAACTCTTTACTATAATATTGGTACTTTCTTTACTTTCGTTTGTTCCTAAAGAAAAAAGGCCTAATGTAATGATTTTAGATGAACCTACGGCTAATTTTTCTTCCGAAACTACTAGATGTTTTCAAGATCTTTTGAAATTGCTTTCTCAACTTATAGAAAGTATTGTAATAATAACTCCCAGATCTGAAGATATTTATGAAGGCTCACATTGCTTTACTGTTTTACGAGAAGGTACTTCTAAAATAGTACCAGGTCATCCGGATACATTATGAAAGGTTTGTTTGGAATTTATCATAAATCGATTACAGAAATATCTAGGGAACTTTCTAATTTAGGATATTCACATACTTTATTAGGAAAACTTCCTAAAGACTATATGGAAATAAAGGGAGTAAAAGAACCTCCGTATAAAATATATTTAGTTGATGGTTTTGGTAGAATTTCCAGATTTTTAAAAAATTCTATAGTTATTGTCATAGAAAGTAAAGAAAATCTTTTGCAAAGTAATTGTGATAAACTATTATGGCCGGGAGTTAAATTAAGAATTGCTTTGAAAAAAATGCTTAAACTTCCTTTTGATAAAAAGATAGAGTTAATTATAAGTCCTCCTACTTTATCTCAGGTTATTGAAACAGCTACTTCCTATTCTTTTTTAAATACTCTTCAAGCGGTTATTTATAAAATAACTCCTTATACTTTTAAAAAGAAAGTACAACAGGCAGTAATTAGTTATTTTTATGGAAGTTTGCCTAAACTTCGATTAGAAGAATTGTTATCCCAAAATGAAAAATTAAAAGAATTAAAAGATAAATGTTTTTCTAAGGAAGGTTCTAACTTTAAAAATGCTATTAAATTATATCATAAAACCTTAGACGAAAAGAAGGTATCTGAAATTACCGGATTTGCTACTTTTGAAATTCTTTATGTAATTAAATCTCATGAAAAAGAGGTTGAAATTATGGAAAAGATTCGACAAGGTATTCCTATTCCTAAGGCTGGAAGAAAGCCTAAAAAAGTAAGTCCTCTTTTACAAAAGTTAAAAAACAGAAAATCTCCTAAATTATATGGAAAAAATGTTGAATAGTTTTTATAAATTAACTTTACCTATTGGAGTCTTCTACATAGATTCTACTGCTTTAATTTACGAGGATGAAGAATTTCGTGTTCCTTTTCGTAGTAAATCTATTATAATAAATAGTAGGAAATACGAAATCCTTTCCGTAGATTTTGAAAAATATTCTCCCTGTGAAGCTCAACAAATTCGTAAATCACCTCAATATTTGGGAGAAAAGGATTTCATAGGTAAATTTACTTATAGTAATTTTTGTCCTAACTCTGTTCATTTAAAATGCAATTAAATCGACCTCTTTGTCAAAGCGTTCTTCCTATTCTTACAAAAGAAACAGGTCGAATGCATGGAGTTATATTAATTCCTAATCAGGTATTTCGGGGAGATAGAGATGTAGAAGTTTCTCCCGGAAAATTTTTAAAAGCTACCGTAGTAAAAGGTTTTCCTTCTTCTGAAAGATTAGGTCATGACGAATTTATGGCTTTAGTATTTCCTCTATCGGAAGAAAGAAAGCGTCCGTGGTTAGGTTATTCAATGTTTTTATCTTCAGATGACATTGGAGCAATGTCCGAGTGGTATTGTTGGATTTTTAAGCAAGGAATTAAATCTTATTTAGGTAATGGGGCTCAGCAAATTCGGGATGGTATTTGGTCTTCACAAGAAACTGCTTGGGATCCCGATAATCCAAATGATCCTAATAATCCTGCTATTAATATAGCAAATCGTCCCGATATTGGTTACGGTTCTGAGGATTGGGGTAATTCTGATATTCCTGAAACTCCTGCCAATCCAAATACTAAAAATCTTAAATGGAATTTTAAAGTTGAAAAACTTCGCTTTGAAACTTGCTCTTATTTGGATGTAGATATTTTAGAAGTTTTTCGAGATTCCTTAAAATATTATAAGTTATCAAGCGATACTCCTAAGAGCATTATTGTAAAAGATAAACCTAAGGATTTTAGGGTAGGATTTCTTTATAATGTTTCTGAACCAAACAATCATAATATACCAACGATAGTTCGTTTCTTACACGCAGGTTGTATCAAAAAAGGTTGCTATGATTTTAGGTTTTTAGTACAAGGTAATTTAGGTTATAATGTAGATATTTCTTTAGAGATTGTTTAAAATGAAGATCAAAGTACAAGGCTCCGTTCTTTCTAATATTCTTAAAAATATTTCCCGTATTGCTCCTCCCCTTAATAATGCTTTGACTCTTAAGGTAGAGAAGAATAAATTTTCTTTAATTGCTATTAACGAAGTAGCCCGTTGTTTTTATTCTGTTCCTACTGAGAGTATTGAGGGAGAAGGAAGTGTTTGTGTTTCTATTGAAGCTTTAAAAAGTGCTATTGCCGGACGTAAAGAGCTTACCCTATATGAACAGGAAGGTGTTTTAAAAATTGTTTCCGGTAATTTTAAAATTAATTTAGCTACTCAAGAAATTATTTCTTATGAATTTGAAGAAGAGGAAAATATAAAAACTCAGAGTTGGGAAGTAACAACGGAACAAGCTTCTTGGCTTAAACAGGCGGTAACTAATGTAGCTTTAACTCCTACCGCTATTATGGAAAATCCACCGCTTGTAGTAAAACTGAGTAGTAAAAATGCTTTTGTGTGCTGTTATTCAAGTGATCACTTAGCCTTTGCTTTAACAAAAGAAATTACGGGAAATCTAGAATTATCTATCCCTTGTGAAACATTTATGAATGTTTTAGAAGTATTTTCTAAACAGAATTTTACCTTGTCAAAAAGTGATACTAAACTTACAGTTTCTAATGAATTATGTGAGGTATCGGTTTCTCTACCTTCTCAGGAATACTTACCAAGTCAAATCATTATTGATAAAGTTAAAGAAGTTCATAAAGCTCAGGGGACTTCTCTTTCTTTCAAGAAAGAGGATTTGTTAGCTTATTTTACCAATGCTAAGGCTTTGCAAACCAAAGAAAGAGGTTCCATTATTTTTAAAGGAAATTCTAAGAAAATTGTTTTAGAAATTCGAACCTTCGCCGGTCATTGTGAAAATATTTTTAATGGTAATTATGAAAATGTTAATTTTGGTTTAGATCAACTTTATTTTGAAGAAGCTGTAGCTAAATGTGGAGAAGAGGTTTCGTTAAAATGGGTCAACGACGAAATTCAGTACGTATACATTCGAACAAAAAATTCTTACTATCTTCTGTCAACTCTCCAAAACATTTAATTATTCCTTTGAAGAGTGGAATTTTTGCAAAATTTTTTGAAGGATATCTTTTACCTCTTAAGGATTTGGATGTTACAGATTCTATTTATTTAGAGAAAGTATTTTTTAATAATCCTGCTATTACTATATATACGGTCAAACAAAAAAATTTAGAGGAAGAGGTAGGCTATTTCTTTATAGTTTCTCTTTCTGTTCGTTGTGAAGGAGGATATTTATTATCCTATATAAAACAAAATGCAGGTAAAGTGCAGAAAGGAACTCGCTTATTGAAAACAGAGTATCTTACTCTTTATAATTTTCCTAATGGTGGAGTTATGGCGATTTCTCCTAAGATAGCTCCGTGGTTAGAACATGTTTTTGAGACTCAATAAAATGTCAGAAGAGTTACGCAATAAGATTAAAGAAGATGAAAAGTATAAGAAGTTTAAAAATGCTTTTCTTAAAGAATATAAAAAAATCGATTTAGAAGTTGATAAAGATCAACTTATTAACTTACAGAGTACTCGTCTTTCACGGACTCTTTATGGTAAGAAAGAAATGTACTCTGCAAATTCTCTTATGGAAGCTTCTTTGCAAGATTTAGCTGCCCGTTCTCGTATGGTAGAAATCCGAGTTCAACTGTCAAGAAGATTAGCGTTATTGGAAGCTTTAATTAGTTCTATTTCTAAACATATTTATAGTAATTATTTGGTGATAGAACCTTCATTAAAAACAGAGGCTCAAAAAAATAATTTCATTTCGGATTTCTTAGCCGTATATAAAGAGTATGTTAAGAAAGGCACTCCCATTGTAGAAATGGCCGATGCTTTTATTAAAGATATCGATCAAGCGGGTTTTTCCCTTCGTAATATGATGGATTGTTTGAAATTATTAAGTGAAACAAAAGGAAAAATAATATAATGTACGAATTTGTTAAATTAAGAGTTCCGGATACTAATGAAAATAATTATTTTTGTTTAAATCTTTCTAAAGAAAATCCTTATTTAATTGGATATTTTAGTAAAGGTTTTTTATCCTTTGGTAATATTGAAAATGAAAAAGATCTTCGTTATCTTTTGAATTGTATTTCTACTAAACAATATCAATATAGTACCTTTACTTTACCTAAAGCTCGATCCACTCAAAGACTTATTTCTACTTGGCCGGATGAATTTAGTAAATTTACTGTAAATGGAGTTTTAACAAACGTCATTGATGATTTTGGAAATAATCGTAATACTCTTTATTTTGACGGTATCAAAGCGGTCAATAAAATAATAGAATCTAATGCAGATTTAGAAATAACTATTTCAAAAAAATGAAAGATATAAAAGTATGGTTAAGGGAAGCTTTTTATATTCGCAAGGATTCTCTTGACCTTGAAACTCAAAATCTTTTAAGAAAACAATTTTCTTTTTATTTCTTTGAAGAAAAAGCTTGTGAGCAATGTGAAGAAAAGATTTTTCGAAGAAACGAAAAGACCGGAAAGGTTTGTGAAAGATGTCAGGAATGTGCAGCCTTTTTAGGAGGGGCAGAGTTATCTAAGTCCCTTGTTATAGGTAACCACAAATATCTTTCCGTACCTTCCGGTTCCGGTCGTATTTTAGCTAAAATATTAAAACAAAAATACCATCCTATACTTAAAAGCTTGGCTAAAGATAATCCCATTAAACCAATAGAATTTTCCGGTAAATTAAGGGATTATCAAGAAGAAGCTTGCCAAGCTATCTATAAAAAGAAAAGAGGAGTAATTTGCCTACCCCCGAGATCCGGCAAGTGCGTAGCGTCCGGTACTATGATAATGACTTCTCAAGGCTTCTTACCGATTGAAAAGTTATTTCAAGGATATACTTTAAATCGTAAGAAAGAATCCGTTTTTTCTACTAATATTAAAGTAGCTACCTATGAAGGTACCCGTAAAGTTAGTCATTTATACAGTAAGGTAGTAGACCGGACTATTTTAGTTAAAACGGAAAATGGTTATACCCTTCGGGGTACTCCTAACCATCCTGTTATGGTATTGACGGATGATTTTGATTTTGCTTGGAAACCTTTAGGAAAACTTACAAAATCTGACATTTTAGTTATGTCTCGTCGTACACAATGGCTACCTGAAGGTACTCCGGTTTTTGACTTATTGCCTACCTATAAAACCTCTAAAGGGGATAATTCAATAACTCAAGTGATGCCTAAGAAAATGTCAGAGGAGTTGGCAGAGCTGTTAGGTTTTTGGATAGCTAATGGTTGCTTATCTGTTAATCTTTCTGTAAGTAGTCATAGTAAAGAAATTAGACAACGGTTTGCTGAATGTTTTAGCAAGGTATTTCCTAAAGCTACTTTGCGAACAACTATGAAGGAAAGTAAAGAAGTTGGTATCGATGTAAGTATGGGTAGTAAACAAATTTATAAATTCTTAGAAGAAACTATAGGTTTGTCTATGAGCACTGCTAAAGATAAAGCTATTCCGGAGGTTTTATTAAAAGGGGATAAGAAATATTTAACCGCTTTCCTTAGAGCTTATATTTCTTGCGATGCTTACGTTACTCCAACTGCTATTGAATTATGTAGCGCCTCTCAAAAATTAATTCATCAATTACAAGAGATTTTACCTTATTATGGTGTTCGTTCTCATTTAAAAACCAGTAAATCTCGTGCTACAAATGGATCGGGTATTTATAGAGATTATTACCATTTATTTATTAGAAATGCTCAAGCTCAAATTCTTATTAAAGAATTAGGCTCTTTATATAAAGAATATTATATTAAAGAGGATATTTTAAATGAAACGGATGTCTATTATAGAGCCGGAGATTTTTTAAATAATCTTCATAAAAAATATAAAAAAGAAAAAGCCTATTATTCTTTATCCGATGGTCGTAAAGTCTATATTTATGATAGACCGTTACACCCTCGTTTCCTTAAAAAAGGTTCTTTTAAGCTTTCTTATTGTGTTGCTGCCGGGTTGAGAAGTGTAGATGAAGATTTGCTTAAAGAAATGGATAGAGAAGCTTATAATAAATGGGTAAAGGTTACAAAGAATCCTGATATTTTTTATAATCAAATTGATTCTATAGAAGTTATTAATACTCCTACTAGAGTATATGATATTTGTGTTCCTAAAAATCATCACTTTATTGCTAATACCTTTGTATCCCATAATACCTTAATAGGTGTTGCCGCTATTTGTCGTATTCAACAAAAGACAATGATATTAGCTTCTCAGCGAGAATGGTTATTAGGTTTCCAAGAAACTTTTTTAGGTTCTGCTACTCAACAAGGATTTACTAAACTAGATAAAGAAAGAATAGGTTTTTGCAAAACTTATGAAGATTTTAAGAAATATGATATTTGCCTAGTAACGGTACAATCCCTTCATAGCGAACGAGGACAAATTCTTCTTAAGAAAATAAGGAGTATGTTTGGTTGCGTAATTATTGATGAAGTTCATGGAGGCGCTGCTCCTAAGTATATTCAGGTATTAAGTCAAATAAATTGCAAATATAAAATAGGACTTTCCGGAACTCCCGATCGTAAAGATGGCAAGTATGTTTTAGTAGAACATGTGGTTGGGCCTATTATTTTTGAAACTAAAGTTAAACAGTTAGTTCCTCAAGTTCTTTTAACACGCACTAATTTTTCTAAAACAAGCTCTAATACAGGGATTTGGGCTTATATTGTAGGCCCTTTAGAGAAAGATAAAAATAGGCAAAAGCTTATTGCTAAGATTGCTTTAGAAGATATTAAAAAAGGTCATATGATTTTAATACCTTATTCCGGAGTTAAAGCTATTTTATCTCAAGTTGAGATTATTAACAAAATGGCCGGAAAAGAAGTTGCTAAGGCTTTCTATGGTAGTGTTAAAAAGAAAGAAAGAGATAAAATCATTGAAGATGCCCGTAACTATAAGCTTCCCATCATCGTCGGAAACATAAAACTACTATCTACCGGAATTAACATTCCACGTGCATCGGAAATTATTGATTCTTCTATCCAAGCAAATATTCCGAATGCCCGTCAAAGATTTGCCAGAATATTAACTCCATGGGAGGACAAGCCTCAACCGGTTATTAGGCTGTTATTAGATGATTATAATGTTAAACGTAGTTGTTTAAGGATGGAATTTTGGCAAGCTTTGATGCCTTATTTCCATCCTAAAATAAGTGAAATCGATTATAATATTTTAAAGAAATATTTTTCTAATAAGAAACACTTTGAAATTACGTTAGGTAGATATGACTAATAATATTCGGGTAATTGAAAAAAAGAACATTAGAATAGCATTACCCAATTCTCCTGCTTTAAAGAGTATTGTTCCGGGGTTTACTTGGTCTCAAAGACCCTTTGATTTTCGTCCTAAGACTTTTTATTTAGATCATCCTTCTCTAGATACTAGTAAATTTTTTGAAAAAGATCTTCAAATAAATTCTTTAGAAAATTGGAATAAAGATTGCGGAATACCCCGAATATATGTATGTACCTCTTCTCCTGAAGATTTACCTGCTCGATATTTTGCGGCTTACCTTGTAAATATATTTATAAATAAATACAGAGGAAGCAGTGTAGTTTGGAAGGAATCTTCTAATTTGGAAAATATTTATTCTCCTTCCCTTTTAGTATTATCGGGTCTTTGTATTGAAACTTCTAAATATCGTTTGGAAAAAGTTAGGGATTTGGTGGTTAAGTATTATAACATTCCTCGTATTATTGTAGGAGCAGGTACCGATCCAATTACTTTTGCAAAGGCCTATCTCAGAATCCCGGTCAATGGGATTTTCTATAAAACCGAAAATATTTGTTCCATATCTAATGAAGTTATTTAAATGGCAAAAATTGTAAGTATCAAAGCTGAGGTTGCTGTTCTTAGAGGCCTATGTTCCAAGGAGAAATCTATAAGCGGCACTTTGCTTTCGATGATAGATGAATCTTATTTTTCTCATCCTATTTCAAAGCAAACGTTTTTTACTATTAAAACCATTATTGAAAATTCTGGAGAAGCTCCTTCTTATTCAAATCTAATTAATGATCCTGAAGTTTCTAAGGAAATAAAAGAATTTATTAGTCAAGGTCAAGATGTTATTAATACTACGGAAAATGCTCGTAAGGCAGTAGGTATTTTAAATAAATATAGACAACTAAGAGGTTTATTTGATCTTGCTAAAAATATTTCTGAACAGTTAGAGCAAGATAATAAGGGTATTCAATTAGATAATCTTTTAGAAAAAACTGCTCAGGATATTTCTATAATTCGTTCTAATAAATCTACCAAAGATAGTTTTTTAAATTTTGGTAAAGGAAACAATTCTAAAAAATTTGTTCATTCTCTTTTATTTGACGATCAAACAGATGCTTTAATTCCTACCGGATATGAAGCCTTTGATAGTGTTTCCGGGGGTTTACCAAGACAGGGTTTAGTAACGATAGGTGCAAATAGTGGTATGGGTAAATCTCTTTTAGCAGGAGATTTGGCCATTAAAATGGCTAGTAAGGGATATAAAGTCGTGATCGTTCCCCTTGAAATGAGTAAACAGGAAATGACTTATCGTATTATGGCCAATGTATGTGATGTTCCTTTAAGTAGCTTAATTCAGGGAAAGCTTTCGCAAGAAGAAAAAGAGACTTGCCAAAATAAATATTTAGAATGGACAAAGGAATTGAAAGACCTTGGAGGTCGATTAACCGTATTTAAACCCAATGAAGATGTAGACATTGGAGAAATTTTTGCAGCGGTTACCTCTTTAAATCCGGATGTTTGTATAGTAGATTATATTTCTTTATTAAAAGGTTTAGATGGGGATGATCAATGGTTACGTTTAGGAGCAATTGCTCGTCAGGCGAAAATTAATGCAGATAATGAAAAGAGGGTAAATATCTTGTTATGCCAAGTTAATGAGGATGGTAGCATTCGTTATGCTAAATCTATTTCGGAACACTGTGTAGTTGGAAGTACTTTAATTGACACTGATCGTGGAAAAATTCGTATAGATAGTTTATTACCTCCGGTTCCTCAAGATAGCGAACCTTTTAGTAAAAGTGTTAGAGGAATAAAGGTTTTTATTAAAGGAAAATACCGAGAAGTTTCTCATGTTCATTATAATGGTATTAGAGAGGTTTACAAAGTTGTTTTAAAAAATGGTAGTAAAATAACATGTACAGCTTCTCATAAATTTTTAGCAAAAGGGAAAAAAGGAGTTGAATGGATTGCCTTAGGAAATCTTAAAGAAAATGATCTTCTTACTGTTTCTAATGGAAAGCTAGTTGCTATTGAAACTATTAAATCGGTAGGACAGCATCCGGTTTTTGATATTACTGTTCCTAAGGTTAATGCCTACATTGCTAATGATATTATTTGTCATAATAGTAATGTAAGTTGGATTTGGACGGGTAATCAAGAAACCAAAGAAAGTGGTATTATTAAGATTGATCAACCTAAATCACGTAATGCTCAGGCTTTTCCTTTTTTGCTTAAATTTAACTATGCTAAAATGAGAGTAGAAGATATACCTCAAGATTCTTTAGATATGGAGGTTAGTAATAAGAGGAGGAGACCTGAAAAGGATTTAACCTCAGATATTTAAAAAATTTTATTTCATAATTATTTTTTGAAAGAAATTATGAAAATAAAAAGCATGCCTCAACTCATGAATCCTCAGGAACAGGATCGTGAGATTGAAGTTTTTAGAAGATTATCTTTAGGTCCTAGGGCATATGAAGAGTATTATCCCTACAATAACAATACCGAACTGGCTTTTACAATAAGAGGACAGGACGTTTATGTACAAAAAGGATATTCCGATACCACTTTTTTATGCTTTGATAATAATGATCCTTATATTTCTGATAGGATTGTTTTTAATTCAATATTAAGAAATATTGAACCTAGAAACGATATGTATCGTAAGAATGAACTTTGTCAATCTCTTATTGTTAAGGAAAATTCTTTAAATATTCCAAATTTTGGAGTGAATTTTTTGATGAAGCTATTGAAAGAGGATTATATCGATACCTTTTTAGCTTCGGATCTTTTGCAAAGCTCTTTTGGAGTTCGTCTTTGGGAAAAATTATTAGTACGAGCTAAAAAAGAAGGATATTTTTGTTTTTATGGATTATCTGCTCCTAAATATCCTAAATTTATGGTTTTTCTAACTAGTCCGGAAGACGCAAAATATTATTCTAAATATATTGTAGGGCCTACTACAGGGTACCGCACTCGTAGTGCAGTTATTGTACAAAAAGGAGCCCGACTTAAAAATATTCTTAATTATAAGAAAGAAACTGATATTTATTATGTTTCCTGCAGACAGGCAATTGAAATGGGTTTCTTTAGCGCTCCCCGAGATTTAACCGAGGATGAAATTCTTTTATTTAGTAAAAATATAAAAGAATAGAGATTTTTTAAAATATATTAATTTTTTGCGAAAATATTATGACAGTTAAAAACCTTGAAGGTAGTTTACAAAATTTAGCTAACACTTCTATAGATATTACCGAAGCTTTAGAAGAAAGAGGTGAGAATATTACAGGTCTTTCTCAGGCAGGAGACGCCATTAGAAGAATTTCTGCAGGTGAAGGTGATGGTATCACCGTAGAAAGTGGTAATCTTCAAAAAGCTATTGCCTACGATGTTGCTATCGATGGTGATTTAGATGATTTAGCTTCTGAGCGTGGACAGATTGGAGATATTCCAACCATTACGGATTTAAACGTTACAAAAACAGGAACTTATTTTGTAGAAAACGTTTCCATTTTAGGAAAAACTATATCTAAGGCTATTTTATCCGTTTATAAGAACGGAGATACCGTAGTACAGTATTTACGTTGCTTAAATGATAATGGACAGGATGAAACTTATTACAGAAATTATAATGGTACTTCCTATGATAGCTGGATAAGAAAAGATATTTTAATAGATTATTATTTTCCGTCCGTTCCTACAATAGTTTCAGGCGGTATTCAAATACCAAAAGGAACTTGTATTAAGATAAATAGTAACTATGCTTATTTTTCTGAAAATACAACAGTACCTTTAACTATTTCTACTACGGATAGAGCAGGTAAAGATATTTATATTTGGGTAGGATATTCTTCAACGGGTGAATTAATATACACATTATCTTTATCTTCTATTTTACCTAGTGATTTTTCAGAAGGAAAGCTAATAGGAGGTTTCCACTGCTTATGTGCTGACGTAGGAACTATCTCAGGACATTTATTATCAGGCTATACAGCGGGAGCGGTTATTCCTAATAGTATATGGACATTATCACATCGTCCTGTTTCTGACCCCGAAGGGATGGTATGGGTTCCTGAAATTGGAAAATGGGTAGATATCTATTTGCCGTCTTGGAATGGAAGTAAACTTATTTCTAAATATCAAGGTGTTATTGCTGATGGAGCTTCTTCTCCTTCTTTTAATGGAAGTAAATTTGCAGAATATGCGGGTAAAGCTAATAAACAATTAATTAGCTATGACGAATTTACTGTAGTTGCTAAAGGTAGTAATGAAGGTACTCCTATTAATGGAGCTTCCGATCCTAATACGGCAGGAGGTCATGTTGATACTGCTGGACGCAGAATGATTTCTAATTATGGATTAGAAGATTGTTGTGGTGTTTTATGGCAATGGAGTAGAACACTATTTGAAGGTGGAGCTACTCAATCGAATGTAAGTTCTATTTGGAGAAACGGCGCAGGAGAAGCTACTTATACGGAAGGTAATATGCGATATTATTTAGATAATTACGCTTGGTATAAAGAATCTGTTTATAATCCTGCTTTTGATTCTCAACAATATGGTTCTTTCGATGGGCCTCTTCATCGGGCTCGGCTTGGGGGCAGCTGGGGCGATGGGTCTGATTGCGGCTCGCGGGCTGTGAATTGCAACAATTTCTCGGCGATTGGCTGGTCGAGCAGTTC